GTTATTACTTTTGGCACTGCAATGAGTGTGATTTCTATCAATGAGGAACAAGATGCAAAGATGACACGATTCTGCAAATCTGCTCCTGTTGGTGCATCATATGATGAAATGTGTAAGGACTTTCGATAACCACTCAACAGTGAGTTATGTATAGTGGGCCCTTCAAAGTGTCCTAGTAGTGTGAGGGGCACAACCCCACACAACAAACCAACTCTAATCAAAAACCAAACATGCGTAAGATCGAAGAGCAAATGAACAGTGCAGTTTCTAACAACAAGAACTGGTCATCTGCTAACACTTCTGTCACTTATTGCCCTGAATCTGATGAGTCTAAAGTTTATCTCCACGGCAATCATATTGCTACTGTTGGTGATAACTTCCTTCAAATCTTTGATGGCGGTTGGCAGTCTAACACTACCAAATCTCGCCTCAATGCACTCATCGACCGCTTCTGCAATGCAGTCACTGATGGTGTCTTTCAAAAGGATTATCAGTGGTACATTCGTGACAACAATGTGACTCGTGATTTCGATAACGGTTACATCTTTGCTTGAGATGATTACACGGAGAGATTAACACTCTCTCCCTATAGTCTTCCCTTCATTCTTTACATCATGCGAATCGTTCTTATTTGTGTTCTTGGCGTTCTTCTTTGGCAATCCAATGATGCAAGACAATTCACTGCTGATGCACTACAATCCGCAAGTAATTTGATCGAACCCGATAACAATCGAAACCAAACAATCGGTGAGATAATTGATGATTTCCTAGACTAAGATTATACGTCTTCATTAACAATCTAGGCAGTACAGAATTGGGAGACTGATTCACAACGTAAGACCTAGTTTAACCTAGTCCTAGTGATGACTCTAAACTCACTATCTTTCCCTCTTATCTAACACTAACTCATGTCCAAAGAAGTGATGATCGGTATGCTGAAAGTTGCCAACAATGGTAATGAAATGCTCCAGATCTTGGATGCTCTGACTGATACAAATGAAGAGGCAATTTCTCCTCTCTCAGCTGTTGACTTCTCTGGTAATCCTACTGACTTCTGATAACAACAAAGGGGGGCAATTTTACCCCCTTTTGTACTCAAATATATAAAGATTATGCAAAAAAAGTATTAAAAAAGGCTTTAAAAATGGCTTTGCATTGTTTATACCTTTCCACAATGTATGTGGAAAACTGTTAGTTTATTGTGGAAAAGTATGTGGATTATGTGTTATTTTGCTGATGATTTTATGTCTCTCTAAATGTGCTCAGACCTTGTGATCTAAGCGAGCATGAGCTTAACCGATCACCGCCAAATTGTCAACCCCCCGCTGATAAGTTTTTCCAGGGATTGACAACACAAAAATATCAGTCTTCCTCATAAATAACCAGTGGAAGATTGACAATATCGCTCAGACATTCTATACTGCTTAAGTATCACCCAACGGAGTCAGTCTCATGTCAGTTCTTTATAGTCAGGCACAGAAGCAACGTTACAGAATCACCCTGGATTTAGAGGTGATGGAAGACTTTGACCCACACCAAATTTGTTGGGAGGATCTTTTTGAATTGGAAGGATCTGAGCGGGTGATTGATAGTTACGTGGAGGACCTGAGTAAACCTGTCCGTTGGTAATCTGTAGGAAACTGAGTATTAGTGGGCCCTTCAAAGTGTCCCTATAGTGTAAGCATGACTCAAACCTCTATGACCACAACTTTCCAGACAAATCTCACCGATACCACTTACAACGGGTGGACAAATTATGAGACCTGGAATGTAGCACTCTGGATCGGTAATGATGAGGGTCTTTATCACTTAGCGCGTGAGGCAAAGGATTATCGTACCTTTGTTGATTGTCTGGAAGCATGTTCATTCAATGATGCAGCTACTCCTGACGGTGTTAAGTGGAATGACCGTAAAATCAATGTTATCGAGATGGATCAAATGTTCGACGAAATGTGATACTTTGCGGGGGGACGCTAATTGACAGTCTCCCCGTAATGTGGTAGACTCAGAGTATCAGTGAAACCGCAGTTATTTGCGGGCGGTTGTTGATGCCGCGCGGCGGCGTGATATAAAATCAATGGGTCCCTGTAACCTACAGAGGTGACAAAACGCCTTATCAATATCACGCGAATAAAAAAAATCCGGACAGAAAATGAGAGTGAAAAAAAGTCGCCCATATTGGAATTTCTGGAAGGTTGTATTCGCAGGGTGGTTAATCAGATATCCAAAGACAATGGGTAGAATAGTATTAATACCCCTTGGGTTTTTGATAGTACTGATATATAATGCGTTAGTAAATTAGGGAGATATGGAAAAAAATCCGGAGGAAAAAATGACACCCACAAAGATGTATCACATATATGCAAAGAGGGAGTGTTTGTACAACAATCTAAGTGAAACACAATTTAAGAGTAAATGGGAAACCCTCAAGGGAATGGTTGGTTTAATGAAAACTGATTATGAACTTGGGGATTTATCGTATGAGGAGGTAGAGGTAACACGACAGAAAACAGAGGAGCATTCATATTGACAGCACATACATAAACTGATAGAATTGAAATGAAGTGATTCAAACTTATGGCAAAAGGATTTACTGTAAAAGCAGCTGCACCACAAAAGAAAAAAGAAGAGTGGGATATTGCAGCAATCAAAGAAAGAATGAAAGGTAAGAAGATTGTTTTTTGTCTACCAGGCAGGGGATGTTCTTTTGCATTTCTAAAATCATTTGTACAACTGTGCTTTGATTTGGTACAGAACAATATGAGTATTCAGATCAGTCAAGACTATTCATCGATGGTTAACTTTGCACGATGCAAGTGTCTCGGTGCAAACGTATTGCGTGGTCCTGATCAAATCCCTTGGGATGGTAAACTTGATTATGATTATCAACTTTGGATTGACTCGGATATTGTCTATGATTCCAACAAATTCTGGCAGTTGTGCGATCTTGCTCTGAATGAAGAGGGAGAAGAGAAAGAGATTGTTGCTGGATGGTATGCCACAGAAGATGGTCGCACGACCTCTGTAGCACATTGGCTTGAAGAAGATGACTTCCGCAAAAACGGTGGAGTCATGAATCATGAAACGGTTGAGAGTATTTCAAAGCGTCGTAAGCCATTTACCGTTGACTACACAGGTTTTGGATGGGTACTGATCAAGAACGGAGTATTTGAGAACTCTGAGATGAAGTACCCATGGTTTGCTCCGAAGATGCAAGTCTTTGAATCTGGTGCAGTTCAGGATATGTGTGGGGAGGATGTCTCATTCTGTCTCGATGCTATTGAAGCAGGATTCAAGATCTGGTGCGATCCTCGGATTCGTGTTGGTCACGAAAAGACTCGGGTTATCTAATGGCACGCTTTAATATTCTATATCAAGGGAATATTATTCATAAGGATCTCACTCATGAAGAATGTGCAGAGATCCTTTCAGAACTCTCCGAAAAATACTTTTCAGGAGATGATATTGATCCAAATTTAATTACATTAGAGGAAATTTAACATGGCAATGATGAAAGGTGGGTCATATGTACCCAGTAAGCCCAAAAAGACTCGTCAAGGGAAATCTCAACATACCCTTCTCTCGGCTACTTCTCGTAATAAGGCAAAGAAGAAATATCGTGGTCAAGGTAGAAGGTAAATAAAGCAGTTACATTAATACATAATGACTGCTTTAATTTGTAATCTTCCTTCAGTTGAAGTATGGGTTCGTAAAGAATATCTAACTGATCATCAATCTGGTCATGGAGAATTTGTAAAAGGCGTCTGGGTGTCGGCTAAGTCGATACCTGGGCGCACTTTTTATTTTGAGACATATTTGCCTGAATATGCGGCAATGTATGACAAACTACCTATCAGCGCGTTTCTCTCGTCTCCGGCGCTTCCAGACCCCGATCTGGACCTTCCTAACCTACAGTTCTGGAACTGTATGGACTATGGTGTTGTTGCAGTTACGAAGCAATTTATTGGTAGTATGGACTATGAACTGTATACAAGAGATTTTGGTATTCAGAAAGGAACTTATATCTGTACTTTAGACAATTATCATCAAGATCCTGATGTAGTAGACTATGCGACAAGTGAAAATCCTGCCGAACACAAGTCACATAACCTAATTGAATTGGATAATGGTCAGTATGCACTATATCCTAACAATCGAATGCGTATTTTTGACAATAGTCTGACACCTGTTGAGCCAAAAATGCCAGATTTTAAGGTTTCGACTCAATATTACCAAGTAGAAAATGGTTTTGAACGTCTTGGAATGGGTCGTGAAGACGAATATTTCTGGAAAACATCGAAAGAACGCAAAAAAGAGCAAGAATCGATAGAAGATATGTACAAATCCCAAGATGGCCGACCTCTAGATACGCAATAAATATAAAAAAGGGATAGCAACCCCTCTAAAAGTTCTGATTTCACGTAAATCAGAGGCTAAAATGGGAAATTCACCCGTTGATAGAGACAAAAAATACATGAAACAGATGTGGGGAACCACAAGACTAATCACAGACTACGCAAATGAGGGCAATATGACCACAAATCACGATTTTTTAGACAATTTAGGCAATCATCAGCATCAAAAAATGCTTCGCGAGATTGCAAATGATGATTTAACTCCAAAAAAGAGAGATTATCATATTCAAACAGAATTGTACGAAACTTCTGATGAAGATTCTCAAGATAATATCTTAAAAGGGTAATAAATAAGTTAGAATTACACTAATTAATGCCTCTAGAAAGGGTAAGCCAAGGATTTAAAGACTTAAGTATGACTTTTCAGAGGAGTCCTCTGAACGGTGACTTGATCGCGATTAAAAATGCAACGGCAATCTCCCGTTCAGTGAAAAATATTGTACTTACTCTCCCTGGAGAAAAGTTTTTTGATCCAGATTTTGGATCTAGAGTGACTGCTAGTTTATTTGAAAATGTTAATGCTGCTGGAGCAGTGTTAATTGAGGATGAAATTAGACAATCTATTCGAAATTATGAACCGAGAGTTGAACTGGTAACTGTAAATGTATATCCAGACTTTGATAATAATTCTTTTGATGTAATTATCGTATATAACATAATCGGTGCAGACATTAATGCACAACAACTAGAATTTGTATTACAATCTACAAGATAAATGCCATTATCCGACTTTTCAAATCTGGATTTTGACCAGATTAAAACTACTCTTAGGGATTATTTGAGATCTAACTCAAATTTTACGGATTATGATTTTGAAGGATCAAATCTTTCATCATTAATTGATGTATTGGCATATAATACATATATTTCCTCATATAATGCAAACATGGTTGCAAATGAGGTTTTTATTGATAGTGCTACTTTAAGAGAAAATGTTGTTTCTCTAGCAAGAAATATTGGTTATTTGCCTAGATCAAGAAAAGCATCTAGATCCGTAGTTACTTTTTTTGTTGATGCTAGTGATATTGTTCCAGCTCCTGCAGCATTAACTCTTAAAAAAGGAGTGGTAGCATCCTCACCTGGTTTTGGTGGGCAATCTTTTGTTTATTCAATTTTAGAAGATATTACAGTTCCTGTACTAAATGGAATTGCAAGTTTCGATGAAATATCAATTTATCAAGGAAGTTTGGTTACATCCAACTATACATTTTCATCTACAAACCCAAATCAAAAGTTTATTTTAGATAATGTTGGAATTGATACCGAATTAATTGATGTTAAAGTAAGAAGTAATGAAACATCAACTGCTTCAGTAAGATATTCCAAACAAGATAGTTTATTTGATATAACCTCAAACTCTAATGTCTATTATCTTCAAGAAATTGAAGATGAGCGATATGAAATATTTTTTGGAGATGGTGTTTTTGGTAGAAAGTTAGAAGAAGGAAATGCTATTGAGGTATCATATATTATTTCATCTGGAGACAGTGCTAATGGCGTAAGTCAATTTAGTTATTCTGGAAATATTTCATATACTAGAAATGGTGCTGAATATTCTGTTACCACTGGAATTTCTTTATTAGTAACAGATATTGTATCATCTGGTGGGGAATCGATCGAAAGTGTTGAGTCTATTAAAAAATTCGCACCAAGAATTTATGCCTCTCAAAATAGAGCATTGACTTCAAATGATTATGAAACACTAATTCCGGCTAAGATTTATCCAGAAACAGAATCAATTTCAGTATTTGGTGGAGAGGAATTGGTTCCGCCACAATATGGAAAAGTTTTTATTAGTATTAAACCAAGGACAGGTGATTTCATTCCCAATCTAATTAAAGAAAATATAAAACTAAAGTTAAAAAAATATGCAGTTGCAGGAATTGTACCAGAAATTCTTGATCTTAAGTATCTTTTCCTTGAGATAAATTCAAAGGTTTACTATAATACGAATTTATCTTCATCTTCAGAACAAGTTTCAAGTATAGTGCAAGCTAATGCAAATACATATTCAGAATCATCGGAGTTAAATAGATATGGTGCAAGATTTAAATATAGTAAATTTTTAAAAATAATTGATGATAGTGATCCTTCTGTTACATCAAATATAACAACAATTCAAATGAGAAGAGATTTGAGAGTTGTTTTAAATTCTTTTGCAGAATATCAAATTGGATTTGGAAACGAATTTCACATTAACAACATTAATGGATATAATATTAAAACATCAGCATTTAGAGTAGCTGATATAAACTTCGACGTTTACATGTCAGATATTCCAAATTCAAATAGAGAAACTGGAACTATGTTTTTATTTACTGTTCCAAATCCAAATTCCACAACTCCGACTGTTGTAAGAAGAGATATTGGAACTATTAATTATAAAAAAGGAATAATTACTTTAAATCCAATTAACATTATAGCAGGAAAGGTTAAAAACGGACAAAGCACCATTGAGATTTCCGCAACACCAAGATCAAATGATGTTGTCGGATTACAGGATCTTTATTTGCAACTAGATATTAATAGCAGTACTTTTGATATGGTTGTTGATGAAATTGCTTCTGGGTTAGATCCCTCTGCATCCAATTATGTAGTATCCTCTAGTTACAGTAACGGAAATTTAGTAAGACCATAAAATGACCCAAAATAGAGTTAAGTTCAATACCATCGTAAAAAATCAACTTCCTTCTTATGTAAGGGAGGAGTACCCACTTGTTGCAGATTTTTTATCCCAATATTACATTGCACAGGAATTTAAAGGAGCTCCTTTAGATTTACTTCAAAATATTGATAAGTATATAAAACTTGACGAGACAACGAATTTAAATGAGTCGGTTGTCCTTTTGACCGAAATAGATGAAATTAGTGAAACAATAATTGTTGATTTGTTATCTTCACCAAATGGTATTGAAGGATTTCCAAACTCTTATGGTCTTTTAAAGATTGACGACGAAATAATTACATACACTGGAAGAACAAAAAATTCATTTACAGGTTGTGTTAGGGGATTTAGTGGTATCTCTAAGTATGGAAAGGAATTGTCCTTTTCAACGTCGGAAGCAGAAGCGCATAGTGCAGGCACAACGATTACCAATCTAAGTGCTTTATTCCTTAAAGAATTTTTATCCAAGACAAAATATCAATTGTCTCCAGGATTAGAAAATAGAACTCTTGATTCGGAATTAAATCAAAATGTTTTTCTAAAACAGGTTAAAGATTTTTATTCTAGCAAAGGAACTGATAGATCTTTTGAAATTTTATTTAAAGCATTATATAACGAAGAAGTAAAAATTATTAGGCCTGGAGAATCATTAATCAAACCATCTGATGCTAACTATCAGATTACTAATGATTTTTCTGTAGAATCTGTAGAGGGAGATCCTTTTGATTTAGTAAATCTCACTCTTTTCCAAAATGAATATGGAGATATTAATAGTGCATATGGTCCTGTATCTAATGTAGAGAAAATTAATGTAAAGACTGGTGGAGAATACTATAGAGTTAAAATTGATGCAGGGTATAATAGAGATCTTAATTATGAGGGTGCTGTCTATGGAGCATTTAGTGTTCATCCAAAAACAAGTGCTATTGGAGATGTCTTAGAAAACTCAACACATATTGATGTAGATTCTACAATTGGATTTCCCGAATCAGGAGAACTTCAATTTAAATATGATGATGGAAGTGTTGGTTTTACTAGCTACACTTCAAAAACAATTAATCAATTTTATGGTTGTGATAATATAGTTGGCAGGATTCTTGACAATTCTAGTGTTGGAATAAACACCTATGCCCATGCAACTAATGAATTTGGAGAAGAAATACGTGTAAGAATTAGTTCGGTTTTAAATTCATTAGATCCAGATCCCAATGCATATTTTTATAATAAGGGCGATTCAGTTGCATTGAATAGTCTTGGAGTAAATGTCAAAAATTTGAAGTCCAAAAACTGGGTTTTAAATTTTGCTACCAAGTATAATGTTTTAGATATTTCTTTATCTGATAGTGTAAACAATACATATTCGGTTACTCTTGATATAGCTCACATTTTTAGAATTGGAGAGAGTGTAAAATTAATAGATGAAGTTAATCAAACTTTTATAGGTACTGTATTATCAGTCATTTCGGATAACCAATTAGTTCTTAAGTTTAGTTCTGCAATATCTACAGAATCAAGCAAAAAATATAAAGCCCATAGATATATCTCAAAAGTTAATACGCCAGATAATGCAGAATTGAATATTGTATCAACAAATGTACAGAATGTATATTTTGATGGTAATAAAACTTTAGTAGCTTCTAATTCACTTCCAACTTTCAAAGATACTCCATTAAAACCAGTTCATCCAGAAATATTATTTTCTGGATCTTTTGACGGGGATACTTTTAATATCACACCTGGATTTGACCATGGGTTTTATACTGGAGATGAAGTATATTACAAACCAGAGCAAGTTCTATCGAGTACTTTAGGTTTCGATAATGAATTTACTGATACTATTGTTGATGGTTCTTTCTTATTTGATGAGGGTATCTATTATGTTAAAAGAATAAATTCTAGTGAGATTAAATTAGCAAGAAGTCGTGCTGATATTGATAAATCAAAATTTATCAATATTGAAGGGCCAGTACCAGTAACAAATAATTTAATTGCCCATCGCAAATTTTATTCTAAAAAATTAATCCCACAAAAAATACTTAGAGAAGTAAATTTACCAGAGAATGATGGTTATACTTATGAAACTGTTCCAGGAAAAACTGGTATTTTAGTGAATGGTGTAGAAATTTTAAATTACAAGTCAAATGATATTTTATATTATGGTCGTATAGAAAAAGTAAATGTAACTTCTCCAGGAAATGGTTTTGATGTCATTAATCCACCTGATTTATTAATTTCAGATACAATTGGGACAGGTGCTACTGGATATTGCGCCGTTTCGGGATCTTTACAAAGGATTGATATTGTTGATCCAGGATTTGCCTATCAAGAAACTCCAAAAATTCAAATAACTGGAGGAAATGGATCAGGAGCAATTGCTCTAGCAAATATGAAGTTGATTCCACATGAAGTAACTTTTAATTCTGATATTAAGTCCGAGAGAGTTGGATTGGGGAGCACACGATCCACAATTGGATTTTCAACGTACCACAAATTTTCAAATTTAGAGCCAGTAGTTTATAAAGCAGATTCTCAAACCCCTATTGGTGGATTAGAATCAGAGTCGATTTATTATATTTCTGTACAAACTCCATATCAGATTAAATTACATAAATCTTATTCTGAGGCTGCTGTGGGAGTTAATACAGTAACACTATCTTCTTATGGGGTAGGTGTTCATAGACTTAACACTGTAAACAAAAAGTCAATTTTAGATTCTGTCAGTATAGTTTCATCTGGCACTGGATATGAAAATAAAAAGAAAACTTGCACTGTTGCAGGAATAAACACATCATCAAATCAGGTAACGATAGATGACCATGAATTCCAGTCTGGAGAAATTGTTAAGTACTACAATGAAGGAACACCTGTTTCTGGATTAACAACAAATACGGAATATTATTTGACTAAGGTTGATGATAATTCGTTTAAACTTTCTCAATTGGGTGCCACAGGTCAAGGAAAAGATTTTTATTATAAAACAAAGCAATATGTTGAACTTACAAATTCTGGAAGTGGTTCGCATATTTTTAATTATCCAGAAATTTCTGTTGAAGTAGTTGGAAATGTTGGCATCTCTTCAGTTAATGGAGTAGATTTTAAAGCCAAGATTAGTCCAAAATTTACTGGATCAATTAATTCAGTGCATTTAGAGACTAAAGGTTATAATTATGGATCTTCACAAACTTTTAATTACCAAAGACAACCATCTTTCAACCTTAGTGTAGGATCTGAAGCGGTATTAGTGCCGATTGTTTCTAATGGATCGATTTCAAAAGTTATTGTTAATAATGGTGGATCTGATTACATATCCCCTCCAGAATTAGTTGTTGATGGTGATGGTTTGGGTAGTGGAGCTTCTCTGACTCCCATCATTGAGAATGGTAGAATAATTTCAGTTTATGTTGTAAGTGGTGGATCTGGTTATGAGCAAACATCAACTACAATAGATGTTATTCAATCTGGATCTGGTTTTAATGCCGTAGCAGAAATTCAAAATTGGAATATAAACCTTTTCCAGAAATATTTTAATAATATTTCTGAAGATGATGGAGTTTTAACCCCAACGGAAAATATAAAAGATAGTCTTCAGTATTGTAATCTATATGCCCCAAGAAAATTAAGAGAGTTAGTTTATTCAATAGACAATTTGGGGAATCCTTTATATTCCAAAGCAGATTTGAGAAAAAATGGATCTAATGAAATTAATTCAACAGACCACTCTCCAATTATTGGTTGGGCATATGACGGAAATCCAATATATGGACCATATGCATATAGTACAAAAGAGGGTGGAATTGTTAGCCAAATGAAATCTGGGTATGTTTTAGATCCCAAATCAAACAGGCCATCAACATCAAATTTCCCACTAGGATTTTTCATTGAAGATTATTCATATGTTGAAGTAGATGATGATTCCGTTCTTGATAGAAATAATGGCAGATTCTGCGTTACTCCAGATTTTCCAAATGGAACATATGCATATTTTGCAACATTTTTAGATTCTGTCGATTCTACTGGAAGTTTTGTTGGATATAAGCGACCAGCATTCCCATATATTATTGGAAACTCTTATATATCAAAACCAAATACGTTTAATTTTAACACTAACTCAAATCAAGAAAAAATTGATTTAAATGAAACTAATTGGAAAAGAAACACATATTATTATAATTTAAAATTTGGCAATCAATATTATGATTATATTAATTTGCCAAACAATTTGGAACAAACTATTAAAATAAAATCAACATATTCAGGCAAGATTGATAAAGTAGATGTTGAATTTGGTGGAAATAATTATCAAATTAATGATGACTTGGTATTTGATAATGATAATCTTGATGGTACAGCAAAAGGATTTGGTGCCTCAGCTAAGGTATCTAGATTGTCTGGAAAAGATGTTAACACTATAAGTTTAGGGACAACATCTTTATCAAATGTTGAAATTAATCGTATAGGTGCAAAAAATACTTATGAATTAATTTCCACAAATCCACATGAATTTACCAATCTCGATACAATTAATGTTTCTGGTCTGAGTTCAATTTCAAATGGTATACAAGGAACCTATACTGCAGGAATATCATCAAATACATTTTTCTTGGTTGGAGTTGGAAATACTAATGTAGGCATTGGTACGTTGCTTGCGACAGGAATTTCTACTTACATTCAAGTACGTGGTGATTTGAATGTACTCAGAGTAAATGATATCATTCAAATTACGGATGAAAGACTTAAGGTATTGGAGATAGACAAAATAAGTTCCAGGCTGAGAGTTTTAAGACAAATTGGTGGTACAGTTGGCGTATCTCATACAACTGGAGAAACTGTATATGAAGTTCCAAGAAAAATTCTAATAGATGCTGGATTTAGAAGTGATTTTCCATATAGGAGAAATAAAGAAATTTATTTTAATCCAAGCGAATCTTTAGGAGTTGGCACTATTTTTGGTGTTGGTATTGGTACAACTTTATCAATTTCAAATCCAGGTTCAGGATCTACACAAATTTTTGTTCCAACTAAATCTATATTTTTACCAGATCATGGATTATTGACTGGAGATATTTTAACTTATTCAGCTAACGGTGGATCTGTTATCGGAGTTTCTACTGATGGTGTTGGTACAAGTCTTGTTCTTTCAGATCCACAAACTTTATATGTTGCAAAAGTATCAAACGATTTAATTGGAGTATCTACAGTAAAGGTTGGATTAGGTACAACTGGATTCTTCTACGGCATAACACCAGATACAAATTCGATAGGAACATTGTATTTTACTGGATTTGGAACTAACACTTATCATAGTTTTAAAACAAACTATTCATCTTTATCAGGATCTGTGTTTAAAAATACAGTAACTGTTTCCACTGCACAAACCCATGGTCTGAAAAATGATGATCATGTATACATTGATGTAAATCCATCATCAACATCAACTATTGTTGTAAAATATAATGATTACCATTCGGTAATGGTAATTAATCCAAAGACATTTACATCTTCAGATGTGAATACTTCTAATAATTCCATCACCATTAGTGATCATGGATTATCTACTGGTGATAAAATTATTCATACATCATCATCACCACATCCAGGTCTCAATAATAATGGAAAGTATTATGTGGTTGTTTTTGACAAAAATACTATACAATTATCAAATAGTTACTATGGAGCCACAAAGAGAATACCTGATATTGTCCAAATTGCCATTGCATCTGCAGGAGAAATTTCTTCTGTTAATCCAAAATTAAATTTCTATAAAAATTCTACAGTTGTTTTTGATTTATCAGATTCTACTCTTTCATATACATATCAATCAACCAAATATCCCGCATTTAAATTAGAATTTTACATTAATAGCAATTTTACAAACTTATTTGAGTCTTCAAAAACGAGTAAAATTTTTGATATTCAAAAATATGGAACTATTGGTGTAACTAATGATGCCAAATATGAATTGTTGGTAACAGATTCTTTACCAGAAAAACTATACTATAAATTGACGCCAATATATGATGCAACTTTGCCAGAAACTAAAAATAGAATTATTATCGACGATGAAGTTAAGTCAAATAATGAATTATTAATTATTTCTAGTGAATACAATGGAAAGCATAAAGTATTAGTTGGATCATCTACCTCATTTACGTATACTTTAAAAGATCTTCCTGAAGATGATGAATACACTTCAAGTTCTTCAGTGTTATCTTATTCAACAGACTCTATAAATGCATTTGGCCCAATTAAAGAAGTTAGGATTGATAATGCAGGATTTTCATATAATTCTCTACCAAGAATAGAGACTGTAACAAGTGGAATAGGAAGTGGTGCTATTTTAACGTGTGATGGAAAATCAATAGGAAGATTAAAAAATTCTGCAGTAGAAAATATTGGATTTAATTTCCCAACTGATACAACTTTAACACCTAGTTCTAGTTTACCTCAAATAATAAAGATAGATCCTCTGAATTCATTTGATTTTGTACAAGTTAATTATATTGGAAAAGGATATACAGTAGCACCAAAACTTTTAGTATTTGATGGGAAAACAAATTCTCTTGTACCAGAAGCAGACCTAAGATATAATCTGGATGATAGCAGCGTAACTATTTTACGTAATACTTTTGGGTTATCTGATGTTGAACCAAAAATAATTCCAATCAATAACCCAAATGGTGTTGGTATCAGCACTATATCATATGATGGATTAACCAAAGATGTCACTGTCACTTTATCTAAAGGATTTAGTGACTCGGAATCTTTCCCATTTGCAGTAAATGATAGGGTTTTAATCGAAAACGTAAGTGTTGGTGTTGGATCTACAGGTTCAGGCTTTAATTCTTCTGATTATGACTATTCACTATTCACTTTAACTGCAATTGACCCGAATGTTGGTGGTATTGGAACCGCTACGGTTACTTACAATTTAACAGATCAGATTGGAAATGGATATCCTGGAGTTTTTGATCCATTCAATTCTTCTGGAAGAATTATTCCCGAAAAAGAATTTCCAGTTTTTGAATCCCAATTACAAAAAAATAACTTTTTGCCAGGAGAGAAAGTAAAATCAAATTCAGTTTCATTGGGAATAGTTGATTCGTGGGATCAAACAAACAGTTTCTTAAAAGTAATTTCTGACCAAAAGTTTGTAGTTGGTGAATTTATAGAAGGCCTGTCTTCAAATACACTAGGAATTGGTGTTTCAGTTAACAGTTATGATTCATTTGTAAACTTAGAATCCTCTTCAAAAGTTAATTCTGGATGGCAAAATAATACTGGATATTTAAATTTTGATTCACAAAAAATTCAAGACAACTTTTATTATCAAAATTTTGCATACAGTTTAAAATCTAATGTTGATTATAATACATGGGAAGATGCTGTTGGATCTTTAAATCATACTGCTGGATATAAGAAATTTTCAGATTTTCAATTAGAAACAACTCCTGCCGATGCTAATTCATTATCAGTTGGTCTATCAACAAATCTTACTAGTGTTGACATTGTTGCAGATTTAATCAGTGTTATGGATTTGGATTGTGTATTCAATCTTGATAGAGTTAGAGAAAACTTTAAAACAGTTTCTTCTGGAGTAATTTCTGATAAAATTTTCTTTGAAAGTGCGACTTTGATAGATTATATCGAATCTGTTGGAAATAGGGTTCTTTCTATTGATGATGTAAGTGGTGAATTTAACAGTCAACCAAGATCAACAAGATTTGCTAATGTTTATGATTTTGTACAAGCAAATGCAAGATCACAAAAAATCATTGCATATATTAAAGATAGAAGATATAATAATGAATCTCAAGTTCAGTTGTTATCTATAATAAATGATTCATCTACTGGTTATATTAACAATTATGCCAGATTGTCAACGACTTATGATATGGGATCATTTGATTTTGCATTATCTGGAGATAATGGTGTACTTTATTTTTATCCAACCAAATTTAGTATCAATGACTTTAACGTATCATTATTAGCGTACAACCTAGATGAAAATCTTTTAAGTGTTGGTAGTACATCTTTTGGAGCATCTACTATCAAGACTAGTAGCGTTTCAATTGAAGATGGAGTGGCGGGAAATATTGTTTCTGTTGCAAATACGTACACTTCAGCTAAGGTTATTGTTAATATTAGTTCTGATATTGGAGTTGATCAATTTGAAGAATTTAGTGTAATTCACGATGGAACTAATGTCACATTCCAAGATTATGGAACTTTAAATGCATCACTTTCTAGTGCAATATCTGGATTAGGAACTTATCACGCATATCTTGATGGATCTACATTGAAGGTTGATTTTACTCCAACAGCTGGTATTGGAACCACCTCTATTGTAAATTCTGTCCAAATTCTTATGGCAGGTTCTGCAACATCAGGTATTGGTACTATCGATTTTGTAAATGCAAGACTAGAATCAAAAACAACGACAATAAGTTCTTCTGGATCTCCTACAGAAAATGTGATTGGGACCTACCCAATTAATTATGGTGCTGCATATGGAGTCATTCAAATTTCAGATACAAGCAATAATGAACATCAAATATCTGAATTCGTTTCATTGGGAACTTATGATAGTTCTACTTCAACTGGAGAATCTTACTTGGTAGAATATGCAAATGTTGAAACATTATCAGGACTTGGAACTATTGGCACCAGAATAAATGGAACTAATACAGTTGAATTGGTGTTTACTCCATTGCCAAATATTAATGTACACTCTAATGTTTACATTAATGCTATAAAACATAGTGGATCATTTGTTAATGATGGGATGTCATTCAACAATTCCCTTTTAGAAAGTAATTATGCAATCTATAGAGGAACAGAGTTTGATATTAAGAGATCATTTGAATTAAAGCACAAAACTGTTCCAATTTTTGAGAAACGTTTTGATGGTAGCGATGCAAGTGTAGTCAATACTACTAATAATAGTTTTAATATATCAAATCATTTCTTTGTAACCGGAGAAAAAATAAATTATAGTCATGGTGGTGAAATAGACTTAGCAGATAACTCCATTGAAATTGCTTCCACTAATATTCCTGGAATTGGCGTGACTGATAAACTTCCATCAGAAGTTTATGTGGTTAAGACCAGTGAAAGTTCATTTAAACTTGCATCAACTGCAGAAAAAGCTCTTAGTGCTTCTCCAGAAACATTGAATATTGCGGATGTGGGTATTGGTACATTCCATAAATTTGTTGCAAGTAACAAAAATACAAAAGTTCTTGTTACACTTGATAATTCGATTCAAAGTCCAATTCATAATACTGATGTTTCGACAGTATTATCTGAAGATTTATCAATAGTTACTGATAATGTATTTGTTTCTGGAATTACTTCAATTTTTAGTGGAGATCTCATAAAAGTTGGCGATGAAGTTATGAAAATTACTTCTGTTGGCATTGGATCCACTAATGTTTTTGGTGTCAGAAGACCTTGGGTTGGAACATCAGTTTCCAGTTATACTGCAGGAACTACAGTGACGAAAGTTGATGGTAATTATAATATTGAAGATACTACCATACATTTTGTAGAGGCTCCATATGGAAATCTTCCGTTCTCTTCAACTACAAATAGACCGGATGAAAGAGACTGGGGGGGAATATCTAAGGGATCTAAGTTCCATGGAAGATCTTTCATGAGATCTGGAGATGTGAATACCACATACTCCACATACTCTAAAAATTATCTTTATGATGGAATTTCTGGACAATTTAACGGTTCTGCAGATACATTTACCTTGAAATATCAAGGTGCTAATGTCACTGGAGTATCTACTGAAAATTCTATTGTTTTAGTTAATGACATTTTCCAAGGACCAGGATTGCTTTTTGATTATACACTAAATGAAAGCACTGGAATAACTTCAATAACATTTAACGGAGAAGGAACGACTTCATCAGATATCAGTAAATCAACTCTTCCAGTTGGTGGAATCATTGTTTCTGTTGGTTCTGTTGAAGGCCTTGGATATCAACCATTAGTCTCTGCTGGTGGAACTGCAACTGTATCTGGTCTCGGAACAGTTCAATCTGTTAGTATTGGAAATAGTGGTTCTGGATATAGAGGAAGAGATAGATATGAAATTCTAACCGATACATCTAGCACTATTGGCATTGGATCAACTGAAATTTATTTGGAAGATTCAAATAGTGTATATGATATTATCAACCTGTTGAACACTGGAGATAACGTTACTATTGGTGTTGGTACATTCATTAATGCAGAACATTGTCCTGTTGTATCGACAGCTTCTACTTTTGTAAGAATTGGTATTGGATCTACAAGTTCTCTTGAGATTCCAACTGGAACTCAAGTCAGTATTGGTATTACAAATCCAACTCTTGGATACGTAAATGTAAGTGTGGAGAATAGTGGGGAGAATAGTGGACCTGGCATAACCACTTATCATGTTGGTTTTGCTACTATCATGACCGGAACTGGTAATATATCCACAGATGTGTCCATTACAGATTCTCAAGTATTCTATGTACCAAGAGATATCTCAAATGTTGGATATTCATCAATAACTGGTCTGACAACAGTTACTACCTCCAACGCACACGGATTGTCTTTTGGTGATAGGGTTATTGTTTCTGGAATAGCATTTACATGCGATTATAGTGGTGCTGGACCAGTTAATATTTCTAATGTTGTATACAGTAGTACTACTGGCATTATGACAGTTACAACTTCTGGTCCACATAATCTTTCGACAAGTGGTCAGAAGAGTGATGTTCTGTTAACTGGTATTGGAATGACTTGTGGTTTGGATAATGGTGGTTCTACGCATGTGTATCCAAGAACAACTGATCCTGCATATTGTGGTACTAAAGTCCTTGCAGTTAATAGTGCTACAGAATTTGAAGTTAATGTTGGAACTTCCACAGTTGCTACTTACTATCAAAGTGGTGGAGTTGCACAACCGGTTCTTATTGCACCAAGATTAAATAATAACTCTGCTAGTGGATCAGATCCAGCGGTAAATGGAACAAATGTTCTTAGAGTTATTGATAATACAACCTTTGAAATAAACACCGGTATCTCAACTAGAACACACTTCTATGCAAGATGTGGTAAGGTTAATAAACCACTTGATATTTTAATTGAGGCCCCACTAAGTTATTCCAATATTCCTTTGGAATATAGTTCTTCATCTCCATTTGGAGTGGGATTAGGAACACATGCATCAATAGATATTGTAGTTGGTACTGGATCAAGTATAATTGATTTTGAACTTACTAATACTGGATATGCATATGGTCAGTCAGAAATTTTGACAGTTCCTTTGGGTGGATTGACTGGTATTCCTACAACATCATCAACATCATTCTCAGAATTTCAAATTAGTATAGAAAAAACATTTACCGACAAATTTGTTGCATGGAATATTGGAGATCTTCAAGTCTTTGACCAAATCGAAAACGAATTTAATGGTACGAAGAGAACGTTCCAATTGAAAATAGACACAGTTCCAACTGCAATTAAATCAGCATCTGGTTCAAAAATTGATGTTAAGGATGTAATATTAGTGTTTATTAATGACATTCTTCAAGTTCCTGGTGAAGCCTATGAGTTCCTAGGTGGATCTTTATTAACCTTTACAGAGGCACCTCGACCACAGGATAAATGCTCAATTCTTTTCTATAAAGGAACGGGTTCTGTTGATGTTGTACCTAGAGATATTTTAGAGTCTGTCAAAGTTGGAGATTCATTACAAGTTGGTTATGATCCATATAACAACCAAGAAGCATCTCTTCAGGAAGATGATAGAACAGTATCTATAGTCGATTCTACTGATCTTGTATCAACAAACCCATATTTTGGTCCAGGAAATACTACAGATGAATCTTTAATTAGACCTGTTGTTTGGTGTAAACAAAGAAATGACAAAATTATTGACGGAAAAGTAATTGGAAAGAGTAGAGAATTGTATGAGCCAAAAATCAATCCACTTGCATACTTGATTCAATCTGTTGGTATAGGATCTACTATTGCATCTGTTGATAACATTCGCCCATTTTTCAACCCAACAAATGAAAGTGGAGTAACTCTGGCCTTCCAAGATAATATTACATTTGTCCCGCAAGTAGTATCTTCACCTGCTTCTGCGACGGCAGTAGTATCTTCCGCAGGCACTGTGCAATCAATTTCTATAACAGATGGTGGTTCTGGTTATCCAAGTGCTCCCATCATTAGTATACAATCCCCCGTTGGACTTGGAACGACTCAAAGAGCATCTGCATCAGCATCTATAACAAATGGTGTTGTTACAGGTATAACAGTCACTGGTTCTGGTGGAACTAGTTATTCCTCATCGGAACCACCATCAGTTTTAGTTTCTCCTCCAATTATGAGTAAAGAAATTGCTCAGGTTGATCTATATGAAGGTGATTCTGGAATTATTGTTGGAGTATCTACAACTTCTATTGGTGTGGCACATACTGGTTTAGTATTTGATCTTCATATTCCAGAAAATTCTTTCTTTAGAGAGTCTTCAGTTACAGGAGTTACTACTATAAGTGGCATTCAAACTGGATATTATTTCACAGTTTACAATTCAAATGTTGGATCTGGAGTAACTACTCTTAATTCTTCTGGTCAACAAGTTAGCGTTGGTACTACACATTTGGATAATGTTTATGAGGCAATTAGTGTTTCTATTGGGCAGACTGATACTCCTGGTCTTGGTTACACTTATGTTGCAAAAGTAACTGTAAGTTTGAAGGATAGTTTTTATGGATTGGATGACCCAAATGCTGGTATTGGTTATAGTAATATGTTTGGCGAATATAGTTGGGGAAGAATTACATTAACTGGTCGAAATATATCTACATCACATTCAGCATATAATTCTTCTGGAATTGTTGGAATTTCAACAGGAACTATTGTGAAGAGAACATCTCCGCTAAAATATACAAGTTATAGCGAATAAATAAATAAAAAAACTCCATCAAATGGCTGCTATTATAACTGATCAAATTAGAATATTGAATGCGAAAAATTTTGTATCTAAAATTAATTCGAACGCAAATTCTTATTATTCTTTTATAGGATTGACAAATCCAACTGACTTTCAAAGTGATTGGAACGTTAATCCCCCAACTCCTAAAGATAGTTTTGATGATGAAAACAGTTATTGGGATAATATTATTGGATTGAAAAAAATCAATTCTACGGATGTTAGGCAAGTTGTTCGTAAAAGATTTTGGTCTTCTGGAACAACTTATGAAATGTATAGACATGATTATACTATATCAAATCCAGCTCCTGTTTCTGGATCGGCATCATTATATAATGCAAATTATTATGTAGTTAATAGTGATTATCGTGTTTATATTTGCCTACAAAATGGAACTGATCCAGATAATTTACTAGGTAAACCATCTTTGGATGAACCAGGTTTTGTTGACTTAGAACCCAAATCTCCAGGAACGAGTGGTGATGGATATATTTGGAAATATCTCTATACAATAAAACCAACAGAAATTTCAAAATTTGAATCTACTGACTTTATGCCAGTTCCGGAGAATTGGGAAACTTCTAGTGAAAATTCTCCGGTGAGAAATAATGCCGTTGATGGTTCCATTAAAACTGTTGTGGTTACTAATAGAGGTATTGCTGTTGGACCGGCAAATAGAACATATACAGAAGTTCCAATTAAAGGAGATGGAACTGGAGCAGAGTGTACTATAGTTGTTAATAATGATCAACAAATAGAGTCAGTAACAGTTTCGAATGAGGGATCTGGATATACTTTTGGTAGTGTTGATTTAGTATCTGGAAATGTTCCAACAGGAACAACTATACCCACATTTGACGTTATAATTTCTCCAAAAGGTGGTCATGGTGCTGATATCTATAGAGAATTGGGAGCCAATAACGTCCTTTTATACTCAAGAATTGAAAATGATAACGAAAATCCAGATTTTATCACTGGAAATGAAGTGGCAAGAATAGGTATTGTAGAAAATCCTGAAGAATTTGGAGGCGATCAAGTCCTAACATCAGATAAAGTTAGTGGAACTTTTGCTCTTAAGTTGACCGGAATTGGTTATAGTTCTGCAGTATACACTCCAGATTCTTATATTAGACAAACTGTTTCTACTGGAGTGACAGCAGTTGGCCGTGTTGTAAGTTATGATCAAACAACTGGGGTTTTAAAATATTGGCAAGATAGAACTGTTGCTGGATTTAACACTGTTGGTACAGGACAAACTAATCCAACTTATGGATTTGATTTGACCGAATTTACAAGCACTCCAATAGGTGATGGTAGTTTAGTTATTGAGGGTGGAACAAGTGTTAATTTGTCTATTCAAGATAATTTTTCAGGTATAACTACCGTAATAAATAATAAGACATACTACCTTGGTCAGTCATTCACGAATGGATTGGCAAATCCGGAGGTAAAAAAACACTCTGGAAATATAATTTATGTTGACAATAGACCTTCAATAACAAGGTCTTCCAACCAAAAAGAAGATATTAAAGTCATTTTGCAGTTCTAAAGAATTATGTCACAGAAAACAAATTTAAATGTATCACCATACTTTGATGATTTTGATGCAAATGATGATTATCATAAAATTCTTTTTAAACCTGGATATCCTGTTCAAGCAAGAGAGCTGACAGGATTACAATCAATTCTCCAAAATCAAGTTGAAACTTTTGGACAACACTTTTTTAAAGAAGGTGCAAAAGTAATTCCTGGAAATACCGTATATAATTCATATTATTATGCAATAGAGCTAGTTAATGATTATTTGGGTGTTCCAGTCGCTGCATATGCAGATCAATTAGTTGGATTAAAGATAACGGGTGAAACTTCTGGAGTAACTGCAACAGTTGATAAGATTTTATTGCCCGAAGACTCTGAACGTGGAAATCTTACCCTTTATGTAAATTATTTGGGATCGAATACCTCAAATAATTTAGAAGATACTTTTGCTGATGGAGAATCTCTAATCGCATCTGCACCAATTACGAGTGGTCTTCTTGGAAATACCGCAATTGAACAAGGGTCTCCGTTTGCAATAACTAAAGAATCTGATGCTGCATCAGTAGGATCTTCTTTTACCATTTTTGATGGTGTTTATTTTATTAGAGGTCAGTTTTTAAATGTAAGAACAGAAACATTAATACTCGACCAATATTCAAATCTTCCTAATTATAGAGTCGGACTGTTTATAACAGAAGAAGTTATCAATGCTGATCTTGATGAGGATTTAAATGATAATTCTCAAGGATTTAATAACTATGCAGCTCCTGGTGCAGATAGACTGAGAATTACTACAAGATTATTTAAAAAGAGTCTATCAGATATTAATGATGACAATTTTATCGAGTTAGCGACAATCATTGATGGTGCTATTAAGATAAAACCTCAAACTACTGACAAATCTTATCTTGCAGCTGAACTTGCGAGAAGAACTTTTGCAGAATCTGGGGATTATGTTGTAAATCCGTTTGATGTTTCTGTAAAAGAGTCTTTAAATGATAGAAAGGGCAATAGGGGAATTCACCAAGATGGTCAATTTACCTTTGGTGGATCTACGCCAGAAGAAGGTTTGGCACTTTATCAAGTTTCTCCAGGAAAAGCGTTTGTTAAAGGTTATGAAATAGAAACGACAGGACCTGTTTTTCTTGATGTAGAAAAACCAAGAACTACAAAAACATTAAAAAATCAATCAATTATTTACAATACAGGATCAACATTCAAACTAAACAGAGTATATGGATCTCCAACTGTAGGAATTGGAAATACTTTTGTTTTAAGTTTGCGTGATGAGAGAGTTGGATCTGCATCAACGATTGCTGCTGGTAAAGAAATTGGAGTTGCAAGAGTTTATGATTTTAGATTAGATTCTGGTGCATATTCATTATCGAATGGCAATATCAATGAGTGGGAAATTTCTTTATTTGATTTACAAACAACAACAGAAGTTACTTTAAATTACCCAGTAACCTACTCTACTCCAACATATGTAGAGGGAGAAAATAGTGGTGCTACTGGATATTTGTTTGCAGATGTAAATGATAGTGAGGCAATAACACTCTATAATACTAACGGAACATTTATTCCAAATGAATCATTTATTTTTAATGGTATCAGTAGTGGTGTGATTGGAGTTGCTGTTACTGCACATGGAACTACAAATGTAAAATCTGTTCATGGGGTAGTTGGTGCTGCAATTACATTTTCTGCAGATATTGTTCAGACTGATAGATATATAATTGGAATTGCAACTGTCAGTGCCCTTACTGCTGGAATTAGTACGGTAACAAGTTTAAATCCAGTTTTTCCTGGAACATTGGTCAAGAAAAATGATCTGATTAAGTATACAGATACTACTTTATCTGATCCAGTTATTGCAAAAGTTACAACTATTGGGTCAAATTTTGTTGAAGTTGAACAGGTAGAGTCAGTTACTGGAATAACAAATTCAACATTACCATCCACAAACTTGCAAATTACAGATTTGACAGTTTTGGCAAGTTACTTAGATGATTCAACTGATAGTACTTTATATACAAAGCTTCCTAAAAATCACGTTTCTAATGTTGATTTATCAGAAGCGTCATTAACTATTAGAAAAGAATTTACGGTTAACATCGCAAATGGGGAATTAACCGCACCTGTTGATGCTGGAACAAATGAAACTTTCTTGCCATTTACTTCAGCAAGGTATTCATTAGTAAGAACTGATGGATCTTATGAAGTATTAACTTCTGACAAATTTTCTTTTGCATCAGGAGGATCACAAATTCAAATTTACAATTTAGGATCAGATGATACTGGTTGCACATTAATAACAACTTTAACAAAAACCAAACCAACATCAAAATCAAAAAGAAAGAAAAGAGTTAATACTCTAGTAATTGACAAATCAAAACTTCAGGGATCTGGTATCGGAGCAACTACATTAAATGATGGATTGCAATATGGCAATTTCCCATATGGTACAAGGGTTCAGGATGATGATATTTGTCTCAATGTTCCAGACATTGTAGAAATACATGGTATTTTTGAATCTGCTGGTACTTCAGATGCATTTGCACCGAAAGCAATTTTAACTTCAATTACTACACCATCAAATACAACAACTGATTTAATAATCGGAGAAGAATTTGTTGGGCAAACAAGTGGAGCTGTTGCAATTTGTGCAGGAAAAATTTCCTCTACTCAAGTAGAATTTATATACAAGAATAAAAATACCTTTAAAGAAGGCGAAACTATTTTATTCTCAGAATCAGTTTCTTCTGCAGTTATATCTACACTTGATGCTGAAAGTTTTGATGTATCATCAAATTATACATTTAAAACAGGACAAAAAGGCACAATTTATGATTATGGTTCAATTTCAAGAAAATCTGATCGGGTAGTACCTACAAAACAATTGAAGGTATACTTTAGTACTGGTTATTATGAGCAATCAGATGATGGTGATATAACAATTTGCAATTCTTATCAAGATTTTGATTATACTAAAGAAATTAAGACGGTTAATGGGCATAGAAACACTGATCTAATTGATATTAGACCAAGAGTTTCTGAATATAGTTTAACTAACGCAACAAGATCACCATTTGAGTTTTATGGAAGATCTTTTAATGCATCTGGAAATTCTGCTGCTAATGTTTTAGCTTCTGATGAGAATATAATCGCATCATTCTCATTCTTCCTCGGAAGAATTGATAGAGTTTGTTTGACAAAAAATGGTATTTTCCAAATCAACTATGGATCGCCCTCAGAAAATCCACAAAAACCAACTACAGTTGATGATTCTATTGAAATAGCATCCATATTTTTACCACCATATCTATATGATGTGGCTAATGCTTCCATTCAATTCTTAGAGCATAAGAGATATAGGATGTCTGATATCAGACAACTTGAAAAAAGAATTAAGAATTTAGAATACTACACATCTCTATCTTTACTAGAAACTAACACAGCAAATCTTCTTATTCCAGATTCTGAGGGTTTATCTAGATTTAAGTCTGGTTTCTTTGTGGATAATTTTACAACTCTTCTTGCACAAGATAATGCAATTCTTTACAAGAATAGTATTGATATTCAAAATAAAGAGTTAAGACCTTCCCACTTTACTAATGCTTTAGACTTAATACCTGGACCAGTAACTGGTATAGATCCATCAGCAGACCTTGCATTTACTCAACCAGAAGGTGTTAATGTTGTAAAGAAAGGTGATATTGTAACCCTTGATTACTCAAATATTGAGTGGAAATCCCAAAACTTTGGAACTAGGGTGGAAAGTGTTACTCCATTCATTCTCAATTTCTGGAGAGGATCTTTACAATTAAATCCAGCTTCTGATACTTGGGTTGATACTGTTAGACTTGAAGCGAAATATATTAACGTTGAAGGAAATTATGCAAGGGTTTTTGCTGACGCTGTACAAAATCTTAATGTAGACCCACAAACTGGATTTGCACCAACTGTTTGGAATTCTTGGGTTGCTAATTGGACAGGTCAAGAGCAGATAACTACAACCAGAACAAGAAACCAAAATGTATGGTTAGGATGGGGTATCAGAAATGAAACTCTTGAAGACACACTATTGGAAGTTATTGATACTGGCATAGAAACAAGAGATGGAACAAGAGCAACATTTAGTGAGCAAATTGATAACACTTCAGTTGGAGATAGAGTTGTAAGTAGAGAATTGATCCCATTCATGAGATCAAGAAATATTGCATTTGCTGGACATGGCATAAAACCAAATACCAGAGTATATGCATATTTTGATGGTGTTGATGTTACACAATATTGTATTCCAAAACTTCTAGAAATTGAAATGGTTTCTGGAACATTTGAAGTAGGGGAAACTGTTGATGGAGGAAGTGGTGTTATTGCAGGAGCTCCAGATAGAAATGCATCTCTTAATCCAAGTATTATCTTCAGAGTTGCACAATTAAACCATAGAAATGGTCCGTATAATGCACCTGAGCTTACTTATCCAGAGGATCCATATACACTACAACCATTAGGTTCCCAATATTCATCATCTTCGACCATTCTCAATGTTGATTCATTCTCATTGGCAAACATTGCCCAAGGTCAATTCAGTGGATATATTGAACCAGGAATGCCCTTGGTTGGAAGAACTAGTGGTGCAATCGCAAATGTAAGAGCTATCAGATTAATTTCTGATATTACTGCTACTGTTAAGGGTAGTTTGTTTATTCCAGATCCAAACGTTGATATTCATCCTCGATTTGAAACTGGTGCAAAAACATTTGTTCTCATTAATGATGAAGATGGTGATCCAGATTTTGCAACTACTTCGGCAACGGAAGGATTTATATCTTCTGGTACTCTAGAAACAGTACAGGAAAATATTGTATCTGTTAGAAATGGTAGGGTTGATTTAATTGAACAGACTGAGCAGAGGGATATTAGAAGAACAACAGGCGCTCAAGTTGTTGCTACCACAGTTATTAGTTCTAGAACATGGGCCTTCCCACCACCACCTCCTCCACCACCAAGAAGACCACCACCACCTCCACCACGTAGGTGGGACCCAATTGCACAGTCTTTCTATGTGGAAGAATCTGAGGGTGTATTTATTACTAGATGTGGAGTCTACTTTAATACTGTTTCTACATCCAATATTCCTGTTGTTCTTCAAATTAGAACGATGGAACTTGGAACTCCAACACAAAAAGTTCTACCATTCTCTGAAATTTTCTTACAACCAGAACAGTGTACAGTATCCGAAGATGGAACTGCGGTAACTTATTTTGAATTTGATGCGCCAGTTTATCTCAAAGGTGGCACTGAATATTCAATTTGTATGCTTTCACAGTCGCCAGATTATAGTGTGTTTATTTCGAGAGTTGGTGAAAATGATATTAATACTCAAGCATTCGTTTCAAATCAACCAACTTTGGGATCATTCTTCAAATCACAAAATGCTTCTACTTGGGAACCAAGTCAATGGGAAGATCTTAAGTTTACTCTAGACAGAGCAGATTTTATTGAGGATGGTACAATTGAATTTTATAACCCAGATCTCAATAGAGGAAACACCCAGATTGCAAGACTCCTGCCAGATTCTTTGCAAATGTCTTCTAAAGAAATCAGAATTAGTTTAGGTTCAACAATAAGTGATCCTAATCTTGAATTTGGAAATACTGTTTCTCAATATGGATCTAATGCTACTGGCAATTATATTGATAATGCAGGAATTGCTACAGGTAATTTGAGTGTTATTAATGCTGGTATTGGATATACACCTACATCTGGTGGATATACTTTTAGTGGAGTATCATTGAATACTATAACTGGAAATGGTTCTGGAGCAACTGCTGATATTACCATCAATAATGGAAGTGTTGGTGTGGCTACGATTGCATTAACTGGCAATGGTTATAGAGCAGGAGATGTACTTGAAATTGCATCTATTGGTGCAGTTAATGTTGGCCAAAATGCCAGATTATCTGTAGTATCAATTGCAAATACCAATCAAATTATTCTTAATAATGTCCAAGGTGATTTCTTGACTGGTGCTGCAAATACGATGAGATATACCAATAGTGCAGGAACTGCAGCTGATCTCAATACAGAAATTGTTGGTATTGGTGTTACGATTGATAATATTACAACTGTTTCTGATGGTTTGCATATTAAAGTCAACCATAAGAACCATGGCATGTACACTGGAGAAGACTATGTAGAAATTTCTGGTGCAATTTCTGATATTAGACCAACAAAACTTGGTGTTTCATATTCTGCAGATTCAACATCCGCTTTAACTGTAACTGATGCTTCTAGGTTCTCAACTTTTGAAGGTGTTGGTGTTGGCACAACAAACCCAGGATACTTAAAGATTGGAAATGAAATTATTGAGTATACTTCTGTTAGTGGTAATAATATTGAAGGAGACATTTTAAGAGGGACAAATGCAAGAACTTATCCTGTAGGAACTCCCGTTTTCAAATATGAGTTGAATGGAATATCTCTTAAGAGAATTAACAAAACTCATTATCTTGGAGATGTTTCTACTGAATCATATCCAATTACATTTGATTCTTATCATATTAAGATTGATACATCTACAGATGGCATTGATAGGTCTATTGAAAATGGTTATCCAAAACTTTATCAAAAAGAATCAAAAAATACTGGTGGATATAGTGTAGATGCATCACAGAACATACCTTTTGAGGTCTTAACTCCAATTGTTCAAAACCTTACTGTTCCTGGAACTTCTATTAGTGCTGAAGTTAGAACAGTGACAGGTAAGAGTTTGAGTGGAAATGAGATTCCTTTTGTTGATAATGGATTTGAGACTATTGCCCCAAATAGCCCAAATTATCTAGAAACTCCTAGAATTATATGTTCTAAGATTAATGAACAAAATAAACTGGATAATGTTCCTGAAAGTAAATCTGTTAATATGAGATTGTCTCTTGGTACAACTAATAGTAAATTATCACCAGTTATTGATACACAAAGAGTATCAATGATCTTTACCTCAAATAGAGTTAATAGTACTATTACTGATTATGCAAACGATCAAAGAGTTTCTGACATAAATTCTGACCCAACTGCTTTCCAATATGTTTCAAAAGAAATAACTCTTGAAACTCAATCAACATCTCTTAAGATGGTAATGAACGCACATATTAATCTTTACTCTGATATACGTGCATTCTATGCTATAGGAGATAATCCAAACTTTACTCCTATCTTCACTCCATTCCCAGGATATGATAATTTAGATTTTAAGAATCAGATTATATCTCCTGAAGCTAGTGATGGCAGACCAGATTCTTTTGTAACTCCAACATCTTCTTTGGGATTTGTCCCCGAAGAATTAGATTACAAAGAATATACCTTTACTGCTGATAACTTACCATCATTTAAATCATATAGAGTTAAGTTGGTCTTGACTTCCACTAATCAAGCATATGTTCCAAGAGTAAAAGATTTGAGAGTAATTGCACTTGCATAAAATGAATAACGAATACCATAGAGTGAAAGGACACGATGATTTAATAAGGGATCCTAAAACGAATTCGATTATTAATACCAACGTGTCCGAATATAATCAATATGTGACTCGAAGAAAATTGAAAAACAAGGAAACCGAAAAAATTGAAAATTTAGAAAAAGATCTCTTTGATCTAAAAAATGATATTGATGAGATTAAATCATTACTGAGATCTTTAACATCCAATACTAAATCATAAATATTTTAAAAAAGGGATAAAATGGCTCAACCAGCATCTAGACAACAATTAATTGATTATTGCAAAAGAAAACTGGGAGCGCCAGTTTTGGAAATCAATGTTGCTGATGAGCAGATTGATGATCTAGTTGATGATGCCATTCAATTTTTTCAGGAAAGACATTTTGATGGTGTCGGTCAGGTATATTTAAAATATAAAATTACCCAAGATGATATTAGTAGAGGAAGAGCACCTGGAGGAGATTCATCTGTAGGAATAGCAACAACATCAGCATCCACATCAATAGTTGGAACTGCTACTACATTCAATTATAACGAAAGTAGTAATTACCTCCAAGTTCCACCAGATGTGATTGGGATATCAAAAATATATCAGTTTGATGGTAGCAATACAACCACAAACAATATGTTTAGTATCAAATATCAATTATTTTTAAATGATATTTACTATTGGGGATCTACAGAAATTCTCACATATGCGATGACAAAAACATATTTGGAAGATCTTGATTTTGTTTTAAATACACAAAAACAAATAAGATTCAATCAAAGAATGGATAAATTATATCTTGATATTGATTGGGGTAGTGTTAATGTTGACGATTACATTGTTATTGATTGTTATAGAGCATTAAATCCGAATGATTATAGTAGAGTGTGGAATGATTCTTTTCTTAAGTTATATCTAACATCATTAATTAAGCGTCAATGGGGCCAAAACTTAATTAAATTCCAAGGTGTGAAACTTCCAGGCGGAATTGAACTAAATGGTAGACAAATCTATGACGACGCACAAAAAGAAATTGAAGTGATTATGGAGAAAATGTCAAACACTTATGAACTTCCACCTTTAGACATGATCGGATGATAATATGTTAAATCCATTTTTTCAACAAGGTTCTAAGACAGAACAAAATTTAGTACAAGATTTAATTAATGAACAACTGAAGATATATGGTGTCGAAATTCATTATCTTCCAAGATTCTACATTACTGAAAAAACAGTAATGAGAGAAGTGATAGAATCTAGATTTGATTCTTCATATCCAATTGAAGCTTATGTTCAAAATGTTGATGGATATGGAGATAATCCAACAATATTATCAAAGTTTGGTATTGAGTCTACAAATGAGATTACTCTTGTCATCTCAAAAGAGAGATTTAATGATTACATTTCTCCACTAATAAAAAATGAACAGAATGTCAAATTATCTTCAAGACCAAAAGAAGGGGATCTTTTATATTTCCCATTAGGAGATAGATTATTTGAAATTAAGTATGTAGAGCACGAAAAACCATTCTATCAACTACAAGAGAATTATGTTTATGAATTAAGATGTGAACTGTTTCAATATGAAGATGAAATTATTGACACAGGTGTTTCTGAAATTGATGATTTATTAGAAGGAGTAGAAGGTGTAGATGGTGAAGAAATTTTTATTGGCAGAACACAGACACTTACATTAGTAGGTGCTGGAGTTACTGCTGAGGCTATAACATCAATTGTTGATGGTGGTATTAGATTGATTACCGTAAATAATAGGGGTGGTGGATATACTTCCCCACCAAGAGTTGCAATATCTGCTGCACCAAATGCAATATTTGGAGGTGTTACTGGTATAGCAAGTGCTGTAATGATTGGTGGCATTGTTGCATGTAATAAAAATTTGAGTTCAAATGAAAAATCTGTTCAGTCTGTCCAAATAGTAAATCCTGGTGCTGGTTATACAGTTACTCCAAAAGTTCAATTCTTCTCTTCAAGTGGGGTGGGAGCAGCTGCCACTGCATCTATTGGTGATGGAATTGTTGGCATTATAACGGTAACTAATACTGGTAGTGGATATGTAGATCCACCAACAATTACATTTGCAAATGAAATATTTGAATCTGGCGTTACAACAGTATCAGCTGCAGCAACTGCGATTCTTAACAATGCAGGAATTGTAACCAGTATTAGACTAACAAATGCTGGTTTGGGTTATAGTACTGCACCAACTATTGTTATTGGCAACCCAAGCACATCAGGAGTTGGAACTTTTGCATTTAATGAGACTGTGACTGGCAGCGTTACAGGAGCAACCGCAAGGGTTAGAACGTGGAATGCAAACACAAGTGAATTGGAAATATCAAATATTGTAGGATCATTCTCTTCTGGAGAAACTCTCACAGGTGGAACATCCAATGCAAGTTATGAAATAAGAATTGTTGATCGTAGTCTTAATGATGGTGGTTTTAACGATAATGATGATATTGAGAGTGAAGCAGATGCTATTTTAGATTTTGAAGAATCCAATCCATTCGGAGTTCCATAAATAAAAAATAATATGTTTAGTTAATAATATACGGTAAATGCAAAATGTTTGAGTATTTTTATAACGAAATTCTAAGAAGAACTGTAATCGCTTTTGGTACTTTATTTAACAACATAACCATCAAGCATACAAATTCTTCAGATCAAATTATCAATGATATGAAGGTGCCATTGGCTTATGGTCCTACTCAGAAGTTTTTAGCTAGATTAGAACAATCTCCAGATTTAAATAAAACGACTTCTTTGTCCCTACCTAGAATGTCATTTGAATTTACAGGATTAACATATGATCCTTCTAGAAAAGTAACTACAACTCAAACAATTACGGTAAATGATCCAAATGATGGATCTGAAATTAGAAAAGCATTTATGCCGGTTCCTTATAATATGCAATTTGAATTGAGTATTATGAGTAAATTAAATGATGATGCTCTTCAAATTGTTGAGCAGATTCTTCCATACTTTCAACCTGCATATAATCTAACTGTAGAACTTGTAGAATCAATCAAAGAAAAAAGAGATATTCCCATAGTTTTAGAAAACATAACTATGCAGGATGACTATGAGGGAGACTTTACTTCTAGGAGAGTTCTTCTTTATACATTAAGATTTACAGCAAAGACATATCTTTTCGGTCCTGTATCTACTGCAACGAAAGATATTGTCAAAAAGGTTACTCTCAATTATCTTACTGGAACAGATACTGCCAATACACAAAGAGCATTGACATATTCTACAGTACCAAGAGCTATTCAAAATTACACTGGAACAGTTCTTACACAATTGGCAGATGATATTGACGAAAAACAAACTGTATTTGCAGTTGTCGATGCAAGTGGCATAAGCACAAGAACATATTTAGATATAGATGATGAACAGGTTTATGTTACAAGAAAATCTGGAAACAAACTTACCGTACAAAGAGGAAAAGATAATACACCTATCACATCACATTTAAAGGGTGCAGATATTAAATCAATAACAACTGCAGATGATGCTCTTATACAAGAGGATGATGATTTTGGATTTAGTGGTACAATTTCATGACTATGACAAAAAAATATGATGAACTTAACGAAGCTTTTAATATTACTGGGGAAGTAGTTCCTGCAAACATTAGCGATGATGAAAATATTGATGAAAAAATTGAAAAGATAAATTCTTCAACAGAAGATGTAAAAAAAGATTATGATTACACTAGAGGAAATTTATATTCCTTAATTGAAAAGGGTCAAGAAGCAATTAATGGTATTCTAGAGTTGGCCCAAGAAAGTGAAATGCCTAGAGCATATGAAGTCGCAGGTCAACTTATCAAGAATGTTGCGGATGCGACGGATAAATTAATGGATCTTCAAAAGAAACTTAAAGATGTTGAGGAAGAGAAGCAGGTAAAAGGTCCATCAACTGTCAACAATGCGTTATTCGTCGGATCAACAGCAGATTTGGCAAAATTATTGAAACAGCAATCAAAGAAAGACGAAAACATCTAAATAATAAAAAGAACTATATTTTTCATGAAAAATAGTAGCTGCCCCAAAGGGCAATATTACTGTTATACAAATAAAGAGTGCAAACCAATTCCTTCTGGGTTTATGGTAGACCCTGAAGGAATGCTTCGTAAAGAAAATGGTGCTACTGTTGATGAAGCAAACAAGAGTGGTGACAACTCTTTGCGTGACTGGTTTGGCAAGAGCAAATCATCTGATGGAAAACCTGGTTGGGTTCAATTAGGTGGTAAATATGCTGGAAAACCTTGTGCAAAGCAACCAGGGCAAACCACTAAACCAAAGTGCGGTTCTAGTAAAATGAAGCGCAATCTCTCTAAGGATGAAGAGGAGAGAGCATTCCGTCGTAAGAACCGTAAAGATCCAAATCCAGATAGAAAAGGGAAGGCAATTAACGTGGCAACTGAAGAAACTAAAAAAGACCACGAATATTCAATGGCACGATCTGAACTTAAGACCGTTAGAAATGCTGCAAAAAGATTGGAGAAAAAAATGGGTAAAAAAGGAGAAGGGGAACTTAAAGCTTGGGTTCAATCTAAAATTACTAAGGCAGCAGATTACATAGACACTGCAGCAGATTATGTCACCAATGAGGCAGCAGGTGAGAAAGATGCTTGCTATCATAAAGTAAAGTCTCGCTATAAAGTTTGGCCAAGTGCATATGCATCAGGAGCACTAGTCAAGTGTCGCAAGAAAGGTGCTGCTAATTGGGGAAATAGCACTAAGAAAGAAGAGTTTGAACTTTCAAATTGGAGAGATGATTTTGTTCCTACAGATTATGAAACTGTAGACCTTATCAAACCAGAACCCCTACAAGCAACTGATGGCATTGGAAGTAGAATGCTTGATGAGAAGTGCTGGAAGGGCTATGAAAAGAAAGGTATGAAGACTATGTTTGGTAAGAGATATCCAAACTGTGTCAAAAAAGAAGAGACTGAAGTTACTCAAGAACAAGCAACAATGTCTCCACAAGAAGTTCAACTTCAAAGAAAAAAGGCAATAATCGATAAGATGATTGCTCAGAAGAGACAACAGCAATTAGCAAAGACAAAAAAAGAAACAGAAACTCCTGAAAAGGCATTGGGTGAAGAGATGAAGTGCTCTCATACTTCTAAAGGTATGGACTGTCCAGTTCATGGAAAGGTTGCTTGTGATGCACCCAGAGGTGGAAATGGTGGCAAATTAGGCCCAAATAAAAATTATGTAAAACCTATGGGCGAATCCATGGAGGAAGCAGTTAGATTGCCATCAAAAACTGGAAATATTATTATGGTTCATTTGTCATGGAGAGGAAAATACTATGGAATTAAAATGTTCTTCCCTTCAGTAAAGACTCCAAGTAGAAAAGAAGTTCAAGAACAAATTGATAAGGTGTATCCTGGAGCAAAGATTCATACATACAAAGTATCCGATTACAATCCAGGCGAACCACTTTTGCAGACTGAAGATTGGCAAAAAGTCAATAAGTCAGATAAGACTGATGGTATGAGTTCTGCCGCAGTCAAAGCATATCGTCGTGAGAATCCTGGTTCCAAATTAAAAACTGCTGTAACTGGAGATCCCAAACCAGGTAGCAAGGATGCTAAGCGTAGAAAGTCTTTCTGTGCCCGCTCTAAGGGGCAGCAAGACATGCATAACATCGATTGCTCTAAAACCCCCGATAAACCCGTTTGCAAGGCTCGTCGTCGCTGGAAGTGTTGAGTTAATTTGTTATGAGTGAAGTATATCTTGGTAATCCTAATCTAAAAAAAGCAAATACTGCCATTGAATTTACTCAAGAGCAAATTCTTGAGTTTATGAAATGTAAAGAAGATCCCGTTTATTTTGCCAACAATTACATTAAAATTGTTTCTCTTGATGAGGGTCTGACTCAGTTTCATCCATATCACTTTCAAGAGAAGTTAATCAACAACTTCCACAGCAACAGATTTAATATCTGTAAGATGCCTCGTCAGACTGGTAAATCCACTACAGTCGTATCTTACCTTTTGCATTATGCTGTCTTTAACGACAGTGTGAACATTGGTATTCTGGCAAACAAAGCAGCAACTGCAAGGGAACTCCTCAGTAGATTACAGACTGCATATGAGAACTTGCCCAAGTGGATGCAACAGGGTATTATATCCTGGAACAAAGGATCTCTGGAATTAGAAAATGGCAGTAAGATATTGGCAGCTTCTACGTCTGCAAGTGCTGTCCGAGGTA